TCTATTTCAAACAGAACTATGATGAAGAAGTTGCTGTGCAAGACCAATTTGAAACTCTTTATGAAACGATTGTAAAATGAAATATATTTTTAAACAAATAGATGATATCTCTGGCCGTAATGCAGTAACTACTATTGAATTTAGTGCAGATTCTCTTCCAGACATTCTGGAACATTTTGAAATGTTTCTCCGTGGTTCAGGTTTTCATCCATCAGGTACATTAGACTTTGTGAATTATGATGACTGTGAAGAATGGCACAATGAAGAGTTTGATACACCGCAAGAAGAACCTGTTTATACTTGGAACAATACAAGTGCAACATGGCCTTTTCCAAAAAGTAATCCGACTGAAGATGTGAGTAAATTGGGTGAAGAATGGTATGGTGTTTCACCATCTACCGCAATGCAATGGACTGTGAATGAATTGATGAAAGGTCCAATGACTGTGCAATCAAATGCTGAGAAGTGTTCAGTTTGTGGTCTTAGTTTAGAAACAATGAAAACTCAAAAATGTTGGGATAAGTTTTGCCCAAAAGGAAATGATGCCTACTAAAGATGAAATGGCAAAATTTGCCAAGTCTATAGAGTCTCTTGTTGCAAATACTGATTACAATTACATAGAAGCGATTGTTGACCATTGTAAGACAACTGGTCTTGAAATTGAAGTAGCTGCAACATTGATTAACTCTAATCTTAAATCAAAGATTGAAGCAAACGCAATGGATAATAATATGTTAAAAGATAAAGGTGCTCGATTGCCAATATGACTGGTTATGAAACATTTGAAATCTATCAGGCACTCAAGTTACACTTTACATCGGATTCTTACGATTACTTCAAATACAATGGTAAGACCAGTGTTAGTGTAACTGCTTTTGAAAATAGAAAAGACAAATATCATTTTTACAAACTGTCTCGTAAATGTAATAACAAAGAAGACTTGGTTAACTTTGTTGTTGCCAATTTTGTAGAAGATGAGAAGTCTTGGGTTGGTAACCTATTGATGGAAGAGGCAGATATGAATTACCGAAAACGACAAAAGGTAATTCAGTCTCTATCGTATACATTTGAGAATGATTTAACGAAGATATTTGACGGCTGTTCTAACCCTAACGACTTGATTGTTGTGCATGATGGTGACTATCCTAGTCTATTGACGAAGACTTTACAGAGAGATATACAGATTGAAACCTTGTGTATTCTTAATGACATTCTTGGATTCTTTCCTATGTGGTCTAAGAAGATATCAGACACTATTCGGTGGCCAGAATACAGGCGAAAATGCACCAAGTATGCCACATTTCTTCCCAAGGATAGTGTAAAATATAAACTTATATTGAAGAAGGTGATAAATGATTGAGAAAATTTACCTTGATATGGATGGAGTATTGTGTGATTTCGAAAAACGATATATGGAATTGTACAATGAAGCACCAAATTCAAGCAGAGACAAAAAGAATTGGTCTGTAAACTGGACTGACTTTGTTATGTCGAAACAATTTGAAACCTTGGATATCTTTCCAGGTGCAATTGAATTGTTGAGATATGTAAGACGAACAGAATTACCAATTGAAATACTAACCTCATCTGGCGGTGCAAAGTATCATAATTTAGTTGCCGAACAGAAAGATATTTGGTTAAAGAAACAAGGACTCGCATACAAACGAAATGTGGTTCCTGGAAGAGGTCTGAAAGCATCATATGCAACTCCTGATACCATCTTAATTGATGATACAGAAGATGTGATTGTTGCTTTCAACAAGGCAGGTGGTATCGGTATACTTCACAAAGATATCGGTGAAACTTTGCAAAAATTAGATAGTGTGCTTGCAAAGCAACTAAATAATGTGATATAATGATACTGTGAACAAAACGCTATACAACAACATACATTTTATACAAGGAAATAATATATGAGTTCTTTCGCAAACCTCAAAAGAAGTCGCAATGATTTGGATAAACTAACCAAAGCAATTGAAGACACCACATCACCCACTTCTAAAGAAGCTGGGTCAAAAGACGATACCCGACTCTGGCAACCTACTGTTGATAAAGCAGGCAATGGCATGGCAGTTATTCGCTTTCTTCCCGCACCTGCGGTAGACGGTGATGATGCACTACCTTGGGTTCGTAGATTCGACCATGGATTTCAAGGTCCAGGCGGTTGGTATATTGAAAACTCTTTGACAACTCTTGGTCAAAAAGATCCAGTATCAGAGTACAACACTACATTATGGAATTCTGGTATCGAAGCGAACAAAGAAATTGCTCGCAAACAAAAACGCCGTTTGCATTATATTGCTAACATTCTGGTCGTATCAGACCCAAGTAATCCATCAAACGAAGGTCAAATCAAACTGTTCAAGTTTGGTAAGAAAATCTTTGATAAGATTACAGAGGCGATGAATCCTGAATTCGCTGATGAAACACCAATCAACCCATTTGATATGTGGGAAGGTGCTAACTTCAAGTTGAAGATTCGTAATGTTGAAGGCTATCGCAACTATGACAAATCAGAATTTGCTGATAAGTCTGCATTGCTTGATGGTGATGATGAGAAACTTGAAGCACTTTGGAAGAAAGAATATTCTCTCAAAGAATTCACCGACCCATCTAACTTCAAGTCATATGAAGTATTGAAGGCGAAACTTGATAAAGTTTTGGGCTTTGATGGTGGTTCTTCCGTAAAGACTAAGGCAGAAGATGCCGTCTTTAAAAAGTTTGATGATGAAGATGTTGCAGTAATCGATAAAAAGATTGTTGAACATGATGACGAAGACTTAGATTACTTTAAGTCTTTAGCAGAAAAAGAGTAAAATCTTTTATGCAAATTAAACCCCGCCTTGTGCGGGGTTTTTTATGCTGCTTTCGCTTCTGCTCTGCTAGTGTTTCTGATATTCGTATTGTTGTTAGTAATGCCAGCGTTAATAACAGTTGGTGTTTGTCTCTTCTCTTGTTCTCTTTGATTGACTGCAACTTCTGTTGAAGCTGCAGCAAGTTGTTTTCCGCTTTGTTTTCCAGTAGAAGGATCTATAGTCGCTCCACCAGAACTTGGAATAATACCACCATCGGGAGAACCAGGCTTACTTCCCATTGCAACAATATGCCAATCTTCTTGTTTAGATTTATCTATCGGTTTTCCATTAATTTTAAAATCTGGTGGATAAACAGGTCTAGTTAATCCAAATTTTTCTAACCATCCAGTTGATTTGTCTGCTGGTCCAGCAAGAACATTAATTCCTCCGTCCCCCTTAGAATTAACATCTATTGCAGTACCACTTGAATGTGGTGAACCAGCACCAGATAATCCGTCAATACCTTTTAGTGGTGCTTTTGGTTTACTAACAATTTTATTTTTTTTACCTCCTTGCACCCATCTATCATATAATTCTTTCTGTTCTTCATTACTTCTATAACCAGAAGTGACAAATATTTTTTTTCCTGTTTGTTCTTTGAAAGCTTCTGTCATTGCTGTCATTCTATCAACAAGAGTTTGATTTAAACCAACAATAGTAGTATCTGATTGTATACTAACAAGTTGTGAAAGAGATTTTGTACTTCCTGTAGATGGAGTAATAATTTTTGATGGTTCTGGTGCTGGTGCAGCTGGTGCTGGTGCAGCTGGTGCTGGTGCAGCTGGTGCTGGTGCAGCTGGTGCTGGTGCTGGTGGTGATCCTGCTTTCATCACAGGAGCAGGAGCAGCAGCAGGAGGTATAACTGCACCACCACGACGACGGCGCGTCCCTATTTTACTTTTACGTCTACGTCTAGAACTACCACCGCTTTGACTACCTGACTGACCAGCACCTTCCATCGCATATCTGTTCATAGCAGCTGAAGCTGCCGCCCCTGAACTACCACCAGTAACCTGTTGTATAAATGGTTTATATCCAGAATTATTCCAGTTGGAACCACTCATTTCAACATCGGGATAAGCACCGGATTGTAAAGGAGCCAAAGCACCTCCGCGGCGTCCGCGCCCGCGACCCTTATGTCTTTTATTGTGACTTTTTCTTGCCATTTTTAGTATTATATTATCTAATTAGAAAAAATAAAAATCTCCAAATGAATATACCAAAATATATCTAATTATACACTTTTACTTTTTACTAACATAAAAAATATGCCTAAAACTAAGAAGAAACTAATCACGACGAGTAATAGTGACAAATAAATATATGGATATATTTCTTCTAAAATCAGACTAACGATTGGTTTAAACAAATTTTTTAGTTCATTTTTTACTTCATCCTTCTTAATAAATTCTAAACAATACTCTGATATTTTTTCTTTCATCTCTTTCATTTTTGTAGAATATATTATTTTATAAAAATATTATTATTGTTAATTTTTTGCGTGTTATTTTTTGCGTGTTATTTTTGTCTATATTTTCTCTTTATGGATTAAATGGAATACAATTCATCAGCAAATATATGTACAACATATGATAACTACGACTTTAGCAAGATAGTTCTAACTGATCCCGAATTATTACACGGAGGTTCATTTTTTACAAAGTTAAATGTTGATAACAGTATGTTATATATACAAACACCTAAATGTATTTCTAAACAAGGAATAACGGTTACATCAGGTAAAAAATCATACATAGACCTTATGTTCTCAAATGAGCACTCGGAATTTATCGGATTTATCGAAAATTTAGAAAAGGTGTGTATTGAAAGAATATATTCAAAAAGGAATTCTTGGTTTACAAATAATATTGACGAAAGTGATATTGAAAATGCTTTTACATCAGCTCTGCGTTCATTTAAATCAGGTAAAAATTATTTATTGCGTGCCAATATTGCTTCATCGAAAAATATGCTTAAAATGCCATCTTGTTTTGTATTTGACGAAAATGAAAAACAATTGACATTAGAAGATATTAAACAAGAGCAAGACTTGATAACAGTATTAGAAATACAGGGTATTAAGTTCACATCCAAAAGTTTTCAATTTGAAATATTAATGCGACAAGTTCTTATTTTATCTGATAAACCTGTATTTCAAGAATGTGTCATTAAAAGAAACCAACCAACCGGTATACAAAGTAATACAATATCATCTTCTATATTTACACCTTCAATGGTGTCACAAAATGTAAGCGTAATAGAAGAACCAATAAACGCTAGTATTAATACAATAACATCAATATTAAATGATACAAATGCTGAATTATCAAGTAACGCGAAACCTGTTCCAGCAACACCGATTATAGTATCAATTGCTACAAAAAGTTTAGATGTAGATAAAGCCAAGGATAAATATAACGATACAGACGCAGAGGTATATATGAAAAGTGAAAATGAAATAAATGAAATAAATGGAATAAATGGACTAATAGTAAATGAATCGCAACCACCTAAGGATGAAAAAAAACAAGGAACTTTAGAGAAAGATAAAGATAAAGATAAAGATAAAGATAACGATAAAGATAAAGATAACGATAAAGAAAGCCATAACCAGAACAAGATCAATATACATAAACTACCAGAAATTACAGATATAATGGAACTAACAGATGCTGATTTAGATATAAAAACCAATGAAAGTGTTAAAATAAAACCAGCAAATGATATTTATTATGAACTATATCGTGTAGCAAAAGAGAAGGCACGCACAGCAAGAAAATTGGCATTCGATGCTTATTTAGAAGTAAAAAAAATAAAAAAAACGTATATGCTTGATGATTCTGATTCCGATTTTAGTAATTCATCCGAATCTGAAAACTCTGAAAACACTGAAGATTCAGAAAATTCAGACGATTAAATCGAAAACTATAATAACACTATAAGAATACTATAAGAATACTACAAGAATACTATAAGAATACTACAATAATACTACAATAATACTATAAGAACACTAGAATAACACTAGAAGAACACTCGAATAAAATTAGAATAAAATAGAATAATATATCTATAAAATTTAAAGTATATTTAT